GGACGAGGACATGCCCCCCACGACGGGGTGGTGGGTTCCTCCGCAGCCGCGCTGGTGGGTCGAGATCGACCCCTCTGTCCAGCCGAAGTCCGACACTCTGACCCTTGAGCGTCTTCGGGCAGGGGAGGCCGCGCGGGCAGAACTGGTTCGGCAGGTACTCCAGCAGCGAGGGAAGTGAGCCGTCATGGGCCAGTGGGTTGCTCCGAAGCAGTACGCGAGGTGGTCTCCTCCGAAGTTGGGTCTTGAGGATCTCCTGAAGGCCAATCGGAAGCGTGGCCGGAATCCCGACAAGGCCGCGAAGGCGAAGGACCCACGGCTCGTGGAAGAGGCCGGTGGGCAGATGGCGTTCGACATCAAGCCCCAGAAGTACACCGGCAAGAGCGGCAACATGCGTCGCTCTGCTCGTGATCCGGGGGGACCGAACGACCCGAACGCCGCTCGTTCGTCCTCGAAGACCGGGCAGATCCCCGGTCAGGGAGTCCTGTGGGGTGACGAGGCGGCAGTTCCTCCCGGAACGAGTGCAGCCTCCGCCGGAGGAGCGTCCAGTGGGAGCCACGTCGCTCCCAGTCGGGGCTACTCGGACGGGCCTGCGGCCCGCTCCATTCAGGGCCGGGTGGCGGGAAAGAACGTCGCCTCGACCATGCCAGACATGCGCCCGAAGTCGTACGACTACGAGGGCGTGGCGGACCAGCCCGCGATCACCTCCGGGGGTCGGGACCGGTTCAAGGCACTCACCCGGACCGCTGAGCCCTTCGGTCAGATGTCTCTCTTCGATGTTCCCCGTGACCGTGAGACGGCAACCTTCTCCACGGCCTTCTCGGACAAGCAGGAGCGCGCCAGCAACACTCCTGCTGGGATGCCGCCGAGCCGTCAGGTGGCAGCGTGGGCGGTTCGCCCTTCCGTGAACAAGAAGCCCGGAAGTCAGGGCACTCTCATTCGACCTAGGAAGTACCGCTGATGGATACCTTGATGGACGGATTCCTCGACGCAGTCCTCACTTCTCAGGTCTCCCCGACTGAGCGGCCCTTCGTGCAGGCCAACGCCCGCGCCATCACCGAGAGCATTCCGCCCATTCCTCAGCGGGAGACGCAGGGCGGGCTCGCCTACCCCTACCCGGGGAAGAACCCGTCAGGAGAGATGTGATGACGCTGAGCCGAGAGCAGTTCGCGCAGTGGCGACCCGCCGTCGGGAGGCATGTGGAGGTGCAGCAGGCGCTCCCCTTCGAGGGCAAGCATCAGGCAATGGGGTTCAAGGAGTTCCCCATGAAGGAGGAGCAGGTCGCTCCCGTCATGGACCCGATGAGCGAGGCGCACGCGCGCTCTATGCAGAAGGCCCCGACGGGTGAGACGAGGCCGATCGAGCACGTCTACCGTGGGATGAGCCACGAGGAATGGAATCAGGCCCAAGAGAGGGGCCACCTCCGTTCGGACGCTCGTGGTGCCATTGCTCCGGAGTGGGAGGGCACGAACGCTGCGCTGGATCCCAAGTCGGCCCACTACTACCGAGACACCACTGGTGGCGGTAAGGGAGTCGTGGCGAAGATCGCGGTCCACCCGGACGACAAGTGGTTCCTCAGTGACGTGGATTCCTACGCCCGGACCCGGAGCACCGTCCCGTTGTCTCGTGTCCAGATCCTCGATACGAAGTGACGTTCACGCTGACGACAGCCGTGGAATCCACCAGTCTTGTCCTATGCGAGTGATCCAGCGAGACGCGGTTCAGGCTCACGCCGTGCCAAGTCACGTGTACGAGGCTCGCGGTCCTTTCGGGAGGTACCAGCCGGAGATTGTGGATCTTCCATATGACCCGGACTACTTCCCACCCGGTGCGACAGCGCAGAACGGGATGAAGGAAGTCGCCATGTACGAATGCCAGAAGTGCACGGCGATCCTGAAGGAAAACCAACTTGACGGTCACGTCTGTGAAGGAGAAATCTGATGGCTGCTCCCAGTGCTGCCACGCTCGCTGCACGTCTGAAGGGCGACAACCGCACGGTCGTCGGATCCAACGATCCGGACGGCACTGGCGAGTTCGCTGCCACGTTCCTCGGCGCTGTGGGCGACACCCACGGCCTCGCCAACGCCAAGACCGCTGATGCTGCCGCCTACGAGGCGAATCTCGCCGCTGGCGCTGGCGAGATCACGGTCGTGGAGGGGAACGGCGGTCTGACCAAGAACGACCTCCGCACCCAGTACTTCCACGCGGGCAACTACGACGCCACCAAGGCTGGCTTCGGTGCCAAGCGGTGCTTCACCAACGCCAAGGGACAGCCGCTCGCGGCCAATGGCACCCCGACCACGGTCGCCCTCGCGGTGGACGCGGAGACCACGGACTTGACCTCGCTGGGTGAGGCAGTCACCTCGTGGGCGCAGGTCAACGCAGGGGCCGATCGCACACCGGCTCCGGGGGTCTACACCTCCGATGCCCGTGCCACGAGCCTCTACGCCCCGTACGTGGGCTGGACCGCACAGCACTGAGAACTGACGAGACGAGACGAGAGAGAAGGGCTGAGCCATGGCAGTCACTGTGACCGCTACTCAGGTGGACGATGGGTCGGGTTGGGACAACACCCCGCCCCCCGGTCACGCTGGCTGGAACAACACGGCGGGCGACACCGACTGGGTGCCGGATGTGAACTACAACCGCCGCTTCCTGCTGGAGGCCACGGGTCCGGAGGTTGGCGGCATCGTCAACTGGGAGATCTACGACGGGACAGCGATCCCGTTCGTGGACGACGCCAGTGCCATCGTCAGTGACGGTGCTGATGGCGGGAACACCGCAGGCACGGCGTTCGTCAACGACCGCACCACCCGGACGGTATGGGCTGTCGTCGGCGCGGACCCCGGTCTCGGAAACCCGTGGTACGCGGACACGGGCGCTGCGTGGATCTCCACCCTGAGGGCCAACGGTCCGCGCGTCGTCGTGGAACTCCCGGCGTACCAGAAGTGGGGCGTGGCGGACACGGAGACCGACACCTTCGAGATCGAGGCGTACCTGCCCGGTTCGTTCGGTGTTCCAGCGGATTCCATTTCGGTGGATGTGACCAACCCGGACGTGGCGGTGCTCGCGTGAGCATCAACGACTTCCGGCTCTACGGGTCCAACAAGAAGGCTCAGGGAAGCATCAACCTGTCCGAGGATCCCCCCGTGGAGGAGGAAGTCGCGGCCTCTGTGGAGCCGGAGGAGGAAGCCCCCGAACTTGAGGACCTCCCCGTTCCTACGTCGGCGAGCAGGAAGAGCGACATCGCCCACTTCCTCACGACGACAGAGGGATTCGATCCCGATGACCTCGTGGGAATGACCAAGGCAGAACTCCTCGAATTGGTCCCTGATCAGGAGTAGAAGTGCCGTCCTCGTCCGGTAGCGCGCGACCCCCCGACGCTTCTGAGATCATCGCCCGAGCCAAGGGCGGTGCCCGGGTAGCGCCGGGGAGTCGGGCTGCCACGGCCCATGGGGATCCCGCTCAGGTCTACCGGCGGTACGAGCAGGCAGCCGACCCCCAGTGGGAGCAGTTCCAGTCCTCCAGCGGCACGGGCACGCATCCCGCCGACGTGATGGGGATGATCGACATCGCAGGCGGGGACGCCGCAGCGGCGGACCTGATGTCTGCGGGTCCCTACGAGGCCATCCCGATCTACGAGGACCCCACCGGTACCACCACGAGGACCAGCGGGGAGTACTTCCGCGAGGAGTCCACTCGGTATCTGGAGGACGAGGGCTTCTACGACAAGATCGGCTACGGCTACTCGAACATGGGCACTGCCCCGAGCACCTCGCTGGTCTCCTCCGTTGGAACTGGACCGGCGGACATCACGCAGTCGCCGACCTCGACCACGAATCCGGCACGTCCCCGCACCGTCGCTGCGGGATACGACAGTTCCCGGAAGGTCCTGACCACGATCTTCCGTGATGGCACCTTCTACAACTACTACGGCGTCTCCTCGCTGGAGTGGGGAAACTTCAAGCGTGCCCGGTCGAAGGGCCGATTCATCCGGCTCTACCTCGACCACAAGACACGGGGCACTGCCAGCATGGGCGCGGTCCCCGAGGCTCATCAGGAACTGCTCTACAAGGTGGCCCGGACCACGCAGGCGATGCGCGGTGGCTACCAGAAGGGCCAGAAGGCCGGGTCCAAGAGGGGCGGCAGGGGAATGTACGGCTCCAAGAACACCGCTGCTCGCAAGGGTCGGAAGTTGTCGGCCAGTGTCGAGAAGACAATGGGCCGTTACACGTAGTCTGTGCGCGTGATCATTCACCCAATCTGGCGTACGAAGTACTGGTGGCAGAAGTTGACCTACCCCCGGCGGAAGGTCCCCCTGACTGAAGTCGGCGAGACTCAGGAGCAGAACTTCCCGTGGCGGCTGGGCAAGTGCCGCGTGTTCCGCCTTCCCCTCACCCGTCATGCCATTGCCATTGGTCAGTGGACGGGCGAGCAGCCCCATGAGAACGTGGAGGGCGCACCTACCCTGATGTTCCGTCCATTGGATCACCCGGAGGACTACTTCCATGTCGAGGATGTTCAAGAAGAGCCCCACTGATCGAGTAGAGGTCTCTGGCCGGGTACTTCGTCGTGCCCGCCTTGTTCCTCCCGGCACGGAGGTCTCATGGATCGAGGGGACAATGGCTCAGGTCGGCAGTTCCGTGGTCCACCACAAGCCCGGCGATCAGATGCTCGATGAGGCCATCATGGGCGCTGAAGCGATTCTGGCCCTGCTCCATGAGATGAGGCGGCGAGAGGCATGACCACGATTCTTGATGAAGATCTCCAAGAGGAGATGAACGAGTTCGACCTTCTTGGGGGCTCGGATGAGGATCCCGACGAGTTCCCCGATGAGGTTGAGGAGGACGACGAAGAACTCAGTCCGGAGTTCATCAAGGGGATCGTGGACAAGGTCCTCCAGTTCAACGCCGTCTTCGTCGGCCATGACCTGCACCCGTACCAGAAGCCGTTCGCCCGTCGGATCGTGGAGAGCGTCCTGATCAACGACGGTGAGGAGGTCACCGCGCTCGCAGCCCGCCAGAGCGGCAAGACTGAGACCGTCTCCGACATCGTCGCATCCCTGATGGTGCTCCTCCCCCGACTCGCCAAGATCTACCCGAAACTGCTCGGACGGTTCAAGGACGGGCTCTGGGTCGGCATGTTCGCCCCGGTCGAGGGACAGGTCGAGACGATGTTCTCCCGGACGGTCTCCCGCCTGACCTCCGACCGGGCGAAGCAGATCATGCTGGATCCAGAGATTGACGACAGGCCCGCCCGGAAGGGCGGCGTGGTCAAGTCGATCGTGCTTTCCAACTCAGGATCGTTCGTCTCGATGATGACCGCGAACCCCCGAGCCAAGATCGAGTCCCGCACCTTCCACCTCATCATCATCGATGAGTGTCAGGAAGCCGATGACTTCGTGGTCGCCAAGTCGATCGCCCCCATGCTCGCGTACCACGCGGGGACCATGATCAAGACGGGGACGCCCACCACCAAGAAGAACAACTTCTACCGCTCCGTGCAGTTGAACAAACGTCGGCAGACGGCCAAGAAGGGCGCGAGACACAACCACTTCCAGTGGGACTGGAAGGACGTAGCCAAGGTCAACAAGAACTACGAGCGGTTCATCCGCAAGGAGATGCTCCGCATCGGCGAGGACTCCGACGAGTTCCAGATGTCCTACAACTGCCGGTGGATCCTCGAACGCGGCATGTTCACCAGTCAGGGCGTCATGGACGAACTCGGGGACACCTCGATGTCCTTCGTCCGGAACTGGGCCAAGACCCCCTGTGTCGTGGGAATCGACCCTGCCCGCAAGACCGACTCCACCGTGGTCACGGTGCTGTGGGTGGACTGGGATCGACCGGATGAGTTCGGCTACTACGACCACCGGGTCCTGAACTGGATGGAGTTGCAGGGTGACGACTGGGAAGAGCAGTACGCCAAGATCGTGGACTTCCTCTCCAACTACAACGTCCTCGCTGTGGCCGTGGACGCCAATGGTGTCGGGGATGCGGTCGCCCAGCGCCTTGCCCTGCTCCTGCCGAGGGCTGAAGTGCACAGCGTCACGAGCAGTGCCGTCGAGCAGTCCAAGCGGTTCAAGCACCTCTCCGCCCTGATGGAGCGACGCCTGATCGGATGGCCCGCCCACGCGAACGCGCGGCGCACCCGGATCTGGCGCAAGTTCCAGCAGCAGATGCTCGACGCGGAGAAGCAGTACAAGGGCGTGAACTTCACCGTGGCCGCTCCGGACGAGGCGTGGGCACACGATGACTTCGTGGACAGCCTCGCTCTCGCCACTCTGCTGACCGCAGATCTGTCCATGCCGACGATTCAGGTCAGCAACTCGCCCTTCTTCAGCCGTTAGTCGTGACATTCGAACTTCGAATCAGGCAGACTCACTACTGAACATGTTCACCCAGTTCCATCAATGAAGGAGAGACCATGGCTCTCGCTCCGGCTCCGGGGTTCCCCGAGCGTCCCGGCACCAACTACGAGGTCAACAACGTCTCCGGAGCCCCCTCCGGTCCGGGGCCTCTGTACTTCGAGGAGGGGCTCGGCACTGACACCGACCTCCCCAACAACTTCCAGACCGGAGCGATGCAGGGGTACGTCACCCCTCCCGGTCGGAGCAACCACAACCAGAACGTCTACATCAAGACGGCTCAGGAGACGATGTCCGAGCGCGCCCACGTCGGGTCCGCCGCTTGGGTCGAGGCTCCGGGCATGCTTCAGGACTTCGCGGCGGGCTCCTTCTCGGATGCCGGTGAGGTCACCTACGAAGAGGTGTACCGCTCCGGTGGCCGCATGGCGCGACCGAACGCGGCTGTCGTCAACGACTGATCATGGCCGTTGACCCGTATGGGCGGCGGTCACGTGGGGCACGTTCTGAAGGTCAGTCCCCGCAGAACCCACGGTTGTGGGAGATGCTGGTTACTCAGGCCAAGCAGAAGTTCCCCACGTACCCGTCGATCCCTGCCTCCAAGTGGATTCACACTGAGTACGTGAAGCGAGGCGGGGTCTTCGTGGACTCCAAGAAGAAGGACGTTCGGCACGATCGTCGGGGTAAGTTGACCTCGCAAGGAAAGAAGGAAGAGGCCAACAACAAGAAGGACGACTGATGCCGTACTCGGTCAAGAAGGGGTCGGGCAAGAAGCCGGTCAAGATAGTGAACAAGGAGACCGGCAAGCAGGTCGGATCATCGACCAGCGTTGCCAAGGCGAAGGCGTCGGTGCGCGCCCGCTACGCCGGAGAGAAGGCCAAGGGATGACCATCTCGATCATCATCCCGTGGATGGATCGGGGAGACCCGGTCCGCGCTGCTGTGTTCGAGTACGTCCGCGCGTACTACGAGAGTCTCAGTGTCGGCGAGGTCGTCGTCGGCACGTATCCGGATGATGGGGCTCTCCTCAACCGGTCCCGGCTTCGCAACGAGGGCGCGAACACCGCGAAGGGGGACGTGTTCTTCTTCTGCGACGCTGACATCCTCGTGCCCCGGGATCAGATCCTGATGGCGTGCAGCCAGTCCGCCTACGGTGGCGTGACCTTCCCCTACAGCCTGTTCCGGACCAACTGTGATCCGGACACCGTCGATCAGGTCCTCCGGGGGGAGAACTGGGAACAGTTCGTGGACCTCACTCTCCCGCCCTACCTGAAGGATCAGGAGCCGTTGCCGGAGGAGTGGCACGTAGGCCCCGCCTTCGCGATCTCCCGACGGGAGTTCTTCCGTCTCGATGGCTTCGATGAGGGGTTCGTCGGCTGGGGCGAAGAGGACAAGGACTTCCTCATCCGCGCTCGGGACAAGATCGGCGCGGTTCAGTTCGTCCCGGGTGGCCTTCTCCACCTTGGTCAGCCGCCCTCCCCCAAGGACTTCCCGGGAGAGTACGCGAACAACCGGGTGCGGTACCTCCGCAAGCGCCGCCCGGTGAAGATCGCGGTCTACGCTCCCGCCAAGAACGAAGAGAGCAACGTGGTCGAATGGGCCGCGAGTGCCCGAGACGCCGATGAGATCGTGCTCGTGGACACGGGATCCTCCGACAGGACGATAGCGACTGCGGCAGAGAGCGCCGTGGTCGTGCGTCAGGCGGTGATCACCCCGTGGCGGTTCGATGACGGGTTCAACGCGGCGCTCTCTCAGGTGTCTGAGGACATCGACATCGCTGTGCCGCTGCATCTGGACGAGCGGCTGGCACCGGGGTGGCGGGGGGAACTGGAGAGGGCGTGGTACAACGGCGGGAACCGGTTCACCTTCCAGTACAGGTGGGCGGACGGCACCTCCTTCACCCATGACAGAATCCATGCCCGACACGGGTATCGGTGGATCTTCCCCGCTCACGAGATGCCGGTGGGTCCGGGGCCTCAGGTCTCGACGGGCGTGGTGATTCACCACCAGCACTCCCCGAGAGATCGGGCCACGGACCGTGCTCTGATCCACCTGATGCTGAAGGAACACCCGGACGATCCTCGGGCTCAGTACTACTCCGGTCGGGAGCACTTCTACGCCGGGGAGTGGATCGAGTCCCGGTCGATGCTGAACAAGTACCTGTCCAACCCCAAGGCCACTTTCGATCAGGAACGATCTGAGGCATGCCGGTTCATCGCCAAGATGGTCTGGGAGGAGGCCAAGGAGGCATGGCTGCTTCGTGCTTGCTCTGAGGCCCCCCAACGTAGAGAAGTATGGGCTGATTTGGCCCAGCACTACTGGGAGACTGGACAGATGGTGCAGGCTCAGGGGTGCGCGGAGCGAGCACTGAGCATCACTGAGCCAACCGATCAGAACTCGTTCCTCCTCGAAGACTGGGCATGGAACGATGATCACTTCCGTTCGATGGTCGTGGAGGAGATGATTCCGTGAGCGCCATCGACTTCATGTCACCGACGTATCGTGCCGCCGGTACAGACCTCGTCCTGAACATCTCGCCGCTGGGTCTGGTTGAACTGGCGGACGAGGAGTTCGAGGTCCATGGCCCGCGACTCAACCGATACGCGCTGAACTGGGCGCTCTACCTCGGTCACCACTGGAGTCACCGTCGGGAGGTGGGCGAGCACCAGCACACGTCCAACTTCTACCGGGCGTTCACGGACTACATGATCCGGTTCACCTTCGGCAAGGGAGTCAGGTTCGAGACACCAGAGGCGACCGGGGCGATCGTGCCCGACATCCTCCACAGGGTCTGGGAGAAGGACAACGTCCGCGAGACGGTCCTCATGGAGATGGGGCAGCAGGGGGCTGTCTCCGGAGATGCCTTCGTCAAGGTCGCCTACGAGGAGCCCTACGTCGATTCCTCCGATGTCTTCAACGCAGGACGGGTCCGGATCCTCCCGCTGAACGCTGCTCACTGCTTCCCGGAATGGCACCCGCACGACCGAACTCGTTTGCTGCGGATGAAATTGAAGTACCGGTTTTGGGGCACGTCGCTGGAAGGCACTCGACAGGTCTTCACCTACACGGAGATCCTGACCGATGACACCATCGAGGAGTACCTGAACGACGAACTGATCGACTCCCGGCCCAATCCCATTGGAATTGTGCCAGTCGTACACATTGCCAACCGTCCGGTGTCCGGATCCCCGTGGGGCCTGCCGGACTGTCAGGACATCATCGCGCTGAATCGCCAGTACAACGAGGTGGCGACCTCGGTGGCGGACATCATCAACTACCACGCCGAGCCGATCACGATCATCACGGGCGCGAAGGCGTCCCAGTTGGAGCGTGGGGCGAAGAAGATCTGGGCCGGTCTGCCCAAGGACGCACGTGTCGAGAACCTCGAAGGCGGCTATCAGGGACTCAAGCAGGGCCTTGAGTATCTGGAACTGATCAAGAGAACGATGCACGAGATGGTCGGCATCCCTGAGACCGCACTCGGTCAGGTGCAGCCGATCTCCAACACCTCTGGCGTGGCGCTGAGCATCCAGTTCCAGCCGCTCATGAACGTCTGGGCGCAGAAGACCGCGCAGTACGGCAAGGGCATCCAGCGGATCAACGAACTGGTCCTGCGGACGATCGCGGTCAAGGAGCCCAACTCCTTCATCTGGCTGGAGGGGATCAACTCTCCTCGCGAGGACGACCAGTTCGATCGGTTGGATCCGCGCGATCCGCTGTCGTACTTCACCGACATCGAGTTCCCGCCACCGCTGCCGCTGGACAAGTTGATCGTGCTGAACGAGATTCAGGCCAAGTTCCAGTTGGGTCTGGAGTCCCGCGAGGGCGCGCTGCGTCTTCTGGGCGAGGAGTTCCCGAAGGACAAGTTGGTCGAGATCCGCGACGAGTTGAAGGACGATGCCGTCGCCGACGGTGCACTGGCGCTGATCAAGACGCAGATCCAATCGGCGATCGTCGCGATGACCGGGATGATGATGGGTCCAGATGGAGAGCCGATGCCTGCTCCTCCGCCGGAGCCGTTGGATGTCACCGGGGACTCGATCCCGGATGTCAACGCAGGTCTCGGTTCGCCGCCCCCGTTCCCCGACATCATGATGGCGGAAGAGGAGATGCGGAACCTTCTGGTCACCCGCGCCTACGGGACGAAACTCCCCAAGTCCTCTATCGCAAAGCCGGACTCGTAGACCGCCGTTGGGCATATCTGCGTGATGTGAGGCTATCTTTGTTCCTACTCACATCTCGTAGGAAAGAAAGGCGCACATGTCCGAGCAGACCGTGACAGAGGCAGGCACTCCGAATCTCAATGAGGGCGGAGGGAACTTCGTTCAGGAAGAGCCACCCACGCCGCCGACCCGGGTGACCAGCCAGTCTGACCCGAAGATGTTCACGCAGGAGGATCTGGACAAGGCTCGCGAGCAGGAGAAGTCCAAGGTCTACAAGCGACTGGAGACCATGCAGGAGACCGTCGCACGTCTGGAGAAGGAAGCGCAGGAGCGTCAGTCTGTGGAGGAGGAATCCCGCAAGGCTGAGATCGCCAAGGCTGAGGCGGAGCGTCTGGAGACCCTGTCGGCGAAGGATCTGATCGCTGAGAAGGAAGCGCAGTGGCGCGAGGAGCAGGCCCAACTCCGTCAGGAGATCGAGGCCGAGCGGGCACTTCGTGAGCGCGAGTCCCAGTTCGCCGAACTGATGGACGTGCGGAATCAGGTCATCACGCAGTATCAGGACCGCGTTGCTCCCGAACTTCTTGACCTGATCACAGGCGAGACACCGGAGCAGATCCAGCAATCTGCCGAAGACATGGCTCAGCGTACGGAGCGGATCCTTGCGCAGACGCAAGAAGCCATGCAGAATGCAAGGCAACAGATGCCAACGGCACGAGTCACCGCTCCGGCATCTGGGGACAACGCAGGGGCGAACAGACAGTACAGCCCGGATGAGATCCGGGGAATGTCAATGGCGGACTATGCGAAGCATCGCGCCTCCCTTCTGGGCAAGGGCGCTGATGGACCTAAGAATCGGGGCCTCTTCGGGTGACTCCCCGACTTCTTGTCCATCTCACATAGGAGATACGCCTGATGGCTGTCTATCCATTTGCCGCACCCGGGTCCAGCACTGGACTCACCGGTACCCCCAACCTCGCCGCAGCCCCCACCGGCTACGACGGCGGACAGGGCCTTGCCCCAGCGATCCAGACGATCTGGTCCAAGGAAATCCTGTTCCAAGCCATGCCAATTCTTCGCTTCGAGCAGTTCGCGGTGAAGAAGACCGAACTCGGCGTGGCCCCCGGCCTGACCGTGAACTTCATGCGCTACATCAACCTCCCCGCCGATCAGCAGCCGCTGGTCGAGGGCGTTCGCATGGAGACCCACGCGATCACCGCCGAGCAGTACTCGATCACCGTCACGGAGCACGGCTACGCCGTCGCGGTCTCGGAACTGCTGCTCAACGCCTCCTTCGATGACGTGATGGCCTCGGCCTCCCGTCTGCTGGGCCGCAACATGGCCCTGTACCTCGATGGTCAGGCCCGCGACACGCTGCTCACCGGCACGTCGCAGGTCTTCGGCTACGTCCCGGCGACCACTCGTGACGCCCAGTCCCCGTACAACGCGGGCACGGTCGGCACGGGCGTGGCCTCGGAAGGCGCGTTCCTCTCCCCCGCAGCCGTCAAGGACGCGGTCGAGACCCTCGCCAGCAAGAACGTCCCCCGGCTGGGCGAGACCTACGTCTGCTTCGTGCACCCGCACCAGAGCCGTCGTCTTCGCGACCACCCCGAGTTCATCGAGGTCACGAAGTACGCCGCCCCGGGCAACTTCATGTTGGGTGAGATCGGTCGTCTCTACGACGCGGTCTTCATCGAGACCACTCAGGTCACCAAGCGCGACACGGACGTGTACGACGCCCTGATGATCGGCGACAACGCCTTCGGGCACGCGATCAGCCTCCCGGTGGAACTCCGCGACGGCGGCATCATCGACTTCGGTCGTGAGCATGCCCTCGCGTGGTACAGCATCTGGGGCCTCGGCAAGATCACGGACGACGCGATCGTGACGATCAGCACCAACTGATCCAGCGATCAAGACCTGAAGGGGTCGGACCCTCCTGTGGTGGTGGGGTCCGGCCCCTTTGGTTTGTCCGGATCATTCGAACTTCGAATCGGTACTCTGGCTGCATGGCCTTGTCCAAGGATCAGTTCGGCGAGCAGTTGAAACTTCCGTTCCCCAAGGGGGACTGGGACAAGGGGATCAAGTACGACATGCCCAATGAGGGGATGTCGGGGTACGACCGGGGACACCCGAAGGCTCGCCTCTACCGGGTCATCGACAAGGCGGAGGGATCCAAGGCATCCGCTGAGTCCGGTGGACTCGGGATCCACTGGTCCCACGACATCGACACGGTCAAGTGGTGGGGTGAGAACATGCAGAAGCCCCACATCATTGAGGCTGCTCACCCCGGCCACGAGCACGTCATGACCTACGACGACCCCAAGGACGCCAAGACTCTGAAGGACACCACGGGGTTCGACAAGGAGACCGCGCACAAGATGCTCCCCGCAGAGGTGCCGATCCGTCCCGGAGCCCCGATGCAGGTCATGGCGATGCACTACCCCGTGGGAGCGACTGGATGGCGGCGAACTCCCCGTGAACATCGCGGCATGGCCTGACGGGCTCGACTCTCGGGACGGGATAATCTACGCTTTCAAGGCGGATGACCCCGCATCTTCCAACTTTGAGAAGGGAACCACTCAGTGGCGACACAGACTGGACGACAGACCAAGAAGCAGGGCGACTTCACCGGGCGTCAGGCGGCGGCAGAGGCTGCCAAGGCGGCTCAGGACAAGAAGACCCGCGATGCCGAGATCGCGATGATCAACGCGGCGGAGAAGGAAGAGTTCGACAACAGCATCTTCGACGTGACCAAGGACCCGTCCCAGCCGATCGTGGTGGATGAGGTCGTGGAGGTCGGCGTCGAGATGGCGGATGACTCCGTCGTCGTCCGCGTCGCTGAGGACATCGACAACATGACCGTCGGCTACAAGAACAACTACACCTTCAAGGCTGGCGGCAAGTATCAGGTCCCCAAGGCGGTCGCGGATCGTCTGGAGCACCTTGGATTGCTCTGGCACTGATCCCACATCCCGCAGCCCCTCTGGAACTCGACCCCCGGAGGGGCTGCGGCCTGTAAGGGCTGATTCGAAGTCCGAAGGGCGGCAGACTAGAGCCCATGGCTACCACCATCCGCGAGCGTCTGTTGGATCGAACTCGGATGGATCTCGGCGATCTGCCCCAGCCGTTCGACTTCGCGTTCGTGGGGGACGGTGTCCGGGATCACTTCAACGTCGAGCACCGTCCATTCGATGAGTCTTCGATCACCGTCCTGAAGGACGGGCTGTCCATCGTGCCCGCCGAAGAGGGAATCACCCTCGACGGCCTGACGGGAACCGTCGTGTTTGCTGCGGCCCCCGCCCCGGGGATCATGTGGGAGATCCAAGGGATGAAGTGGCGGTACTTCTCCGACGAGGATCTGACCCTCTTCATCGACACTGCCATCTCCCAGCACAGCCACAATCGCGCTGATCCCAGCGGAGGCGCATACGACATCGGGAACATCGCCCCTGTCGAGGAGTACCCGATCGCGCTCTACGCGACGATCCAAGCGCTGTGGGCTCTGGCGACAGATGCCTCGTTCGACATCGACATCCTCGCCCCGGACGGGGTGAACATCCCCCGGTCCGAGCGGTACCGGCAGTTGATGGACATGATCGGCGCTCGCCAGACTCAGTACGACGAACTGTCGGCAGCCCTCAACATCGGGATCAAGCGACTTGAAGTCTTCACGGTTCGGCGCACGGCCAAACTCACCAACCGACTCGTGCCTGTCTTCATGCCACAGGAATGGGACGACCGGACGACGCCGCAGCGCCTGTACCCCCCGATCTCTCTTCAGGGGACCCCACCCGTGCCGATCAGCAAGGGCGTCTACGACATTGCTCTGTACGCCGACGAGCCGCACACCTTCCTCGTGGACTTCAACTCCGGGACGGAATCCAACCCGCTGGATCCCTACGACCTGACGAACGCGGTGTTCTACGCCCCGATCGTCCGGGTCAAGGGCTCCCATGGTCCGCCCATCACGGAACTGAGCGTGTCTGTGGAGGATGTCGTGAACGGTCACGTTCGCCTGTCCTTGGACTCGGATCAGGTCAAGAAGATTCCGAACTGGTGCTTCTGGGAACTCCGCCTGAAGAAGGAGGGAGAGACCTCCTTCACCACCCACCTCAAGGGTGACGTGCGCCATGAGTACGGAGTGATCCGGAAGGTTCCGTCGTGACCGATCAGCCTCCTGTCATCATCCCCCCGGAGAAGGACGCTCCTCCGGTCATCGTCTCCCCGGAGCCTCCGGCGAAGATCAAGGTCATCGAGGGCGTGGGGGCTCCCGGACCGGTGGGTCCGACTGGTCCCGCTGGGGCAAGGGGACCGACAGGGACCGCTGGACCCACAGGATCCACCGGACCTCTCGGACCGACAGGGGCTACCGGATCGCAAGGATCCACCGGTCCCACTGGATCCATGGGATCCACCGGTCCGACCGGTGCCGCCTCCACAGTGCAGGGTCCCACCGGACCCACTGGCTCGCAGGGACTCACTGGATCCTCTGGACCCACCGGCCCCACGGGAGCGGATTCCACCGTCATGGGTCCCACGGGATCCACTGGTCCGCAGGGCTCACCGGGTCCCACCGGCCCCCAAGGTGTGCAGGGCATTCAGGGGAACGTCGGTCCCACAGGTGCGCAGGGATCATCAGGCCCCACTGGCGCGACAGGATCGGCATCCACCGTTCCCGGACCCACTGGTCCCACTGGGGCGGGAACCACAGGAAGCGCGGGTCCGACTGGACCTCTGGGGCCGACTGGACCAGAGGGTCCTGAAGGTCCCCTCGGGCCTACAGGTGCGAACTCCACCGTTCCCGGTCCCACTGGTGCTCTTGGCCCCACGGGGCCGCAGGGTCTCACGGGTCCCACTGGACCCCTCTCGGTCGGACCAACTGGTCCCACTGGTGCTCAGGGAACGAAGGGCGATCCCGGCAACGCTGGTCCGACAGGACCGCAGGGCAATGTGGGTCCTCAGGGACCAACGGGTGCGCAGGGAACTCAGGGCGATGTCGGACCTACAGGTGCTGACGGTGCCACGGGTTCCACGGGTCCTACCGGTCCTACCGGATCTCAGGGAATCAAGGGTGATCCCGGCAACGTAGGACCGACTGGCGCGCAGGGCACCGCTGGATCTCAGGGTCCGACTGGTCCCACTGGCGCGACTGGTGCGGACTCCACGGTGGTTGGCCCGACAGGACCCACCGGATCTACTGGGCCGACTGGTGCCGACGGCACCTCGGTCACGATCCTCGGGTCGGTGCCGACAGAGGGCGACCTCGACCCCGGCTACACCGGGGAGAACGGCGACGGCTTCATCGTGGATGCCACCGGGCATCTGTGGGTGTGGAACGGCGTGGCGTGGACAGACGCGGGTGAGATCAAGGGACCCACGGGTAGTACCGGCCCCATCGGTCCCACTGGTGTGGCAGGACCTACGGGACCCACAGGTTCTCAGGGAATCCAAGGACCCACCGGTCCTACCGGCTCGCAGGGTGTCCAAGGCTTGCAGGGCGACCCCGGCGATGTTGGCCCGACTGGAGCAGCGGGAGTTGCGGGAGGCATTGGTCCCACTGGTCCTCAGGGTCCCATTGGAAGTACCGGACCGACTGGTCCTCAGGGCAACATCGGACCCACTGGCCCTCAGGGCATCCAAGGCGGTCAGGGTGTTCAGGGCGACCCGGGAGATACGGGACCCACTGGCCCTCAGGGTGGTGTGGGACCCACCGGTCCGACCGGTTCCCAAGGCATTCAGGGCAATGACGGTCCGACCGGACCCACCGGTACGGGCGGTCCCACGGGTCCGGCAGGAACTGACGGTGCGGTGGGATCAACTGGACCCACGGGATCTCAGGGTCCGACCGGTCCTACCGGATCGCAGGGAAGCATCGGTCCGGATGGACCGACAGGTGCCACGGGTGATCCGGGGCCGACCGGACCCACGGGATCTCAGGGAACTCAGGGAGATGTTGGTCCGACCGGACCTCAGGGGATCGACGGACCAACCGGCCCCCAAGGTACGCAGGGCATTCAGGGGGATCCCGGACCTCTCGGCCCGACTGGTCCCACCGGGTCCCTCGGCCCGACAGGGCTGACAGGGCCAACGGGAGCCAACTCGACGGTCCCCGGACCGACAGGACCGACAGGAGCGCAAGGTGTTGTCGGACCCACTGGATCATCAGGCACTGATGGCGCTGTTGGACCGACTGGACCGACTGGATCCCAAGGGACAGCAGGACCAACAGGGCCTACGGGAACTTCTGGGACCGCTGGCGCTACCGGGCCGACCGGACCCGCAGGATCCACCGGATCGACTGGACCAACGGGTCCTTCTGGCGCGGATGGTGCGGTTGGTCCAACGGGACCGACTGGAGACACAGGAGGGTCGGGACCTACTGGTCCTGCTGGCCCGACTGGTGCAGAAGGCCCTACGGCGGTCAGCGCGGACGCGGACAACGTCGCAGTCCTCGGTTCCGACTCGCTGATCTTCGTTCCCAAGCAGGCTGTCCATAGTTCCGTCTGGGTGTATGACACCTCCACGACCATGGCCGATCCGGGGTCGGGAAGGTACCGGACGGACGGCACCGCTGGCGCATCCACACAGGCGTCGATCAGCCGTTACGACGAGAACGGGTGGGATTACTACGCAGTCCTGAGTGGATTGGAAGAGGGAAACCTCATCGTCGTCCAACAGGTGAATGACTCCTCGAAGTGGAGCCGTGCTCGGGTTGTTGGTGGAGCCCCCGTGGACAACGGCTCATGGTTCCTCGTGGACATCGCGATCGAACAGAGTTCTGGGGTCAGTATCTCCAAGAACGATCGCGTGTTCATCGAGTTCACCCTCGCCTCCGGCGGCGGTGGCGGTGTCTCCGACCACGGTCTTCTGGTTGGTCTGGGCGACGATGACCACAAGCAGTACCCGCTCATGTGGTCGCAGCCTGCCTCCCCCGGCACGCCGACGCCGAACGACCGTCCCGCGTTCTGGTGGGACACCGACGCAGATCCAGTGGGCACGGGTCCTGATGGACCTACCGGACCTATCGGTCCTACCGGTCCGCAAGGCATTGTGGGACCCACCGGACCGACAGGACCGCAGGGGATCCAAGGACCAACCGGACCCACTGGGCCGCAGGGTGTGATCGGGCCAACCGGTCCTACCGGCCCGCAGGGGATCCAAGGCCCGACTGGTCCCACGGGACCTCAGGGTCTGATTGGACCCACAGGACCCACAGGACCCACGGGTGCTACCGGTGCCGATTCCTCCGTACCCGGACCGACTGGGCCACAGGGGAACATTGGACCCACCGGCCCGCAAGGCGATCAGGGCATCCAAGGACCGACCGGTCCGACCGGCCCGACGGGATCCACGGGCAACACCGGAAACACCGGTCCCACTGGTCCGACAGGACCGGTGACGGTGACAGTGTCCGCCTCCCGACCCGGCTCCCCGGCGCTGGGCCAGATCTGGGCTCCGGCACCATGAGCCCGGTATCGAAGCGTGTGTGCACGGGGATGGGCGACGGTGGCGACCACTGCTGCTACATCAACGGCGAGGTGTGCCCGCTGCTGGAGATGGTGGACGGCCTGCCCCGGTGCACGATCTGGGACTCGGAGATGCTGGGCAACCCGGTGTGGGAGAACGCCCCGGTGGGGAAGTGGATGGGTGAGAAGTACCCGGGCAGGGACTGCCACGACTGGCCGCAGAACATCCCTGAGGTGATGGAGGGTGGCCGGGGCCTGTGCTGCTATCAGGGTGAGTCCTGATGGCGACATGGACCCTGACGGCCACCGGCCTGCCGCTGTCCTCGACGGACGCCGACCTGAACGGCAGCATTGACCTGACGGGGGCGCAGCCGGGCGACTTCAACCCGGACGCGATCACCGCGATCCGGTTGGCGCGCACCTTCCAAGTCAGCGGCCTGTCCGACGACACGTGGACCGACAACCGGGACGTGGCCCTCTACAACGGGTCTGGGCTACAGGTAGCGTCGGCGAGCGAGGCGAACGTCAACCGCACGGCGAACGGGTCATGGGCGTACACGCCCGCGCAGATCAACGGGCAGCCCGCCAATCGCCCGTCCGCGACGGGGAACACTCTGCGGGCCAGTGCTCTGGGGACGTGGGCGGGCTACGTCAAGACCAAGGGTTCCGATGGCACGACGGGCAGCATCACCGCTGTCACGGTGCAGATCGACTACACGCCGGGTGCCCCCCCGGTGGCGTCGTTCACGAAGGACAAGACCACGGTCTACACCGGGCAGCAGATCCAGTTCACGGCAACCTCGACGGGTGGTGCGTTCCAGCACAACTGGGACTTCGGTGGCGGTGCGACGAACGTCTCAGAGGACAACCCGCTGGTCACGTTCAACACCGTGGGCGTGTTCAACGTGACGGTGGAAGCGATCAACGCCTTCGGATCCAACCAGTCCGCACCGCAGGCGGTCACCGTGCTCAAGCGCGAGGCGGAGATCTGGAACGGTGCAGCGTGGGTTGGGGGCGAATCGTGGAACGGGGGCGCGTGGGTAGTACCGGAAGTCTGGGATGGTGTGCAATGGGTCCCAGTGAAGGCACCGTGATGGTGTTCGAAGTTCGAATTGTGAGGAGAACGACATGGGCTTGTTGATGGTCTGGGACGAGGTGTCCCAGCAGTACGTGCCCGTGATCGGGTCACAGGGTCCGACGGGTCCGACGGGTCCGACTGGGGCGCAGGGAATCCAAGGTCCGACTGGACCGACTGGACCTCAGGGCATTCAGGGACCTACGGGGCCGACGGGCGCTCAGGGCATCCAAGGCCCGACTGGACCAACGGGTGCGCAGGGCATTCAGGGACCCACGGGTCCAACCGGGGCGACAGGTGCTACCGGACCGACCGGTCCATCGGTCCCCCTGTCCTCCGTAACCCCTCCCGCGCTGACCCCCGACATTGCTGGTGCGATCGGTGTTGGGACAGATGCTGCGAGGCAGGATCACGTCCACAACGTGCCAGCGGCCTCCCCCACGGCCAACCTGACCGCCTCGACCACCAACTCAGAAGGCACTGGCACGTCGTTCGCCCGCAACGACCACAGCCATGCGATCACCGCGAACGTGGCACCGTCGGCGGACAACGCCACGGCGGTGGTGGGCACGTCGGCGGCGCTGGCCCGCGCGGACCACCGGCACGTCTTCCCGACCGCAGCAAACGTGGGCGCGGACCCGTCCGGCACTGCCAGCGCGGCGGTGTCCTCCCATGAGGCTGCGGGGGATCCGCACACCCAGTACCTCACCCCGGCTGAGGGGAACGCCGCCTACGACGCTGCTGGCACTGACCCGCC